ATGGGAACATCTTCAAGGTCTATGGGCGGGTCCTCGTCAAGCTTCTTTGGGGTGAGAGCATCACTGCCGGCGACGGCGGCGCGACGACGCTCAAGCTCCAAGAAGAGACGAATAGCGTTGACCTCTGCGCGGCAACGACCATCACCGGCGATGCAACCGGGACGCTCTACCGGCTGACAGGCGATTTCGCCGTCATCTTGAACGGTACAGGCAACTTGCCGGTCATAGGTGCGGCCGGAGCCCTGTCGGCATTCATGAAGACGTGCGATGTCATCATCGGTATGCCAGCAGCGGTAGACGCAATACAGCAAGTTCAGACGGGTGACGACACAACGGGCGTGATCACATGGCATGCCTACTACGTCCCGCTCGAAGAGGGAGCCTACATGGAGGCGTCGTAACAACGATTCGGGCGAGTTCGGCGGCGGTCGGCATCCCCGCTTGCCGCCGAGCAACCTATAACGGAGGTAGCCGATGACCACCTATATTCGCGGCCTTGCGGGGCAGCTTAACGATATCCTGACGATTCTCGGGACGACCGCGCCGTCCCTGTGGCCGTTCTGGGAGAAGACGGGCCAACTCGTCACGGGCATCGGTTTGGGGGATTTGATACCATCGGAGACCGGCGGTGCAGCGGAGGATCTGGAGCATGACTTCGCGCCCCTATTGCTGCCGTGCGGCCTCTACTCCTACCACTTCCACCCGACCGGCGATCACCACCTAGCTGGCATCGACCACGCCAACTATACGTTTGTGGCGAGCCCCTTCAGCGTCGGCGCGTGGATTCGCCCAAACAAGATAGCCTCAAACACCATCATCGCCAAGTACAGCGCGACCGTGCGCGAGTGGCGCTTCTGGATAGATGCCGCCGGGTTCCTTGACCTGGAACTGTACGACGAGGCGGCTGACACATCGGAGATCGCTGTCAGTACCGCCGCACTGATTCAGGGTCAAGCGCAGTTTGTGGTGGCGACCTACGACGGCACGCCGGCAACGCCAGTCATTTACCTGTACGTCAACGGGGTAGCAGTCAACGATGGGAGTTCAGCTGAGACGGGTGCCTTCGCGGACATGGCGGACTCAGCAACCCCATTGACTGTCGGGTGCTCAGGTGTGACAGCCACCCCCGCCAACGAGTTTCACGGGCGGATCGCCCTACCCTTCATTACGGGCAAGGCATTGACGGCGGCGGAGGTTACGGAACTCTACGGGATCACGGCACCGATGATGGGGATCGCATGAGCGACTTCGGCGGCTATGGGGCAATCCTGAAAGAGGCGCAGGAGATCGCTGCCGAAGAAAAGCGGACTACGCCGCGAGCCTGCCCTAACGATGGTCAGCCGCTGGAGTATCACCCGGGTAAAGGTGTGCTGCACTGTAAGTTTTGCGGCTGGACGGCTCCCTGCAGTCCTCAGACGGAGTAACCATGTCAGTAGAGGTGAGAGGTGAACGCTTACGCCGATCTTGCGACCTTCAAGAGCAAGTTGTCAATCGAGAAGTTCGAGGACGACGCGGAACTTCTGCGCCTCTTGGAATCGGCCAGCCGACGCATAGAGGGGATCTGCAACCGGAGTTTCTATGTTGAGACGGCTACGGTCTACGTCAACGGTAATGGTGCCTCGCGTCTGTACCTGCCGCGGCCCTATGAGCTCCTGACCGTTACTTCTGTCCTCGTCGACGACGACGAGGATTACGACTACGACATCGCCCCGGTCGAGAACACCGACTACTGGCTCTGGCCGGACAACACAACCTACAAATGGGCCATCGACCTGCGACCGACCTCAACCGTGTTGACTTCCTGGCCCGCCTACCGCCGCGCCGTCAAGATTGCCGGTCTCTGGGGGTATGAGAATGACACCTACGACAGCGGGACGAACGTGGCTACGGGCGGCATCAGTTCCAGCGCCACGAGTCTGCCGGTCGATAGCCCGACGGCGTTCAGTGTCGGCCACACGCTGCTTGTGGAAAGCGAGCAGATGTACGTCACGGCGGTCGGCACCGCTCTGACCGTTGAGCGTGCTGTGAACGGGACGACAGCCGCGGCGCACGTTGCTACCAAGGACATCTATATCTACCGCTACCCCGATCAGGTCAAGGATGCGTGCCTGTTCGCCGCTCACGCGATGAAAGAGCAGGAGGAATCGCCGATCACCCAAGTCATCGCATCGCCGGAGATGGGGACGCTCACTGTGCCGCGCAGCGTCGACCGGCAACTGGAGGCGATCCTTCAGGGCATCATCCGCCCCCCGGAGTGCATCTGATGGCGACGGGTTCCGTCATCCGCGTCGAGACCATCGGGTTCCAGGCGTTGAGCAGCAAACTCAGCGGAATCAAGTTGCTCGGCCCGCCGGTCCGCAAGATGTTTCAGGAGGCGACAACCGAACTCCAGCGCGACGTTCGTAGTTATGTTCACGTCGACACGGGCAAACTACAGCGCTCAATCGTAAAGACCGTTTCCCGATCGAAGATACCGCTCACGGCGAAGGTCTACTCCCGTCTACACCAGGCGAACCCCATCGAAGCCGGCCGTGGCGCTGGCAAATCCTCGCCACCAAGTTCGGCCCTTGTGGGTTGGGTCCGGCGCCACGGTTTCGGCGCGGGTGTCCGCCAGAGCGTCAAGACGCAGCGCTACAGCCGCGCCGGGGGCGCACAGACGGTGGAGCAAGCGGCTTTCTTGCTGGCACGGTCGATAGGACGCAAGGGGATCCGGGCTGAGCGCATGTTTAAGCAGGCCGCGACGACTTTCAAGGGCAAGATGGATCGCTATATCAGCCAAGCAGCGCACGATATCGAAGCGGAGTGGGGCAAGAGATGAGGACGCCGAGAGAGATCCGGGAAGGGCTGGCAGTGAACCTCAACACCATCGACGGGTTACGGGTCTATCCCAAGGTTCCCGAGAAGGTCAACGAGCTCCCCGCCGCCGTCATCATGCCCGAGAGTGGCACCTATGACCTCAGTTGGTCGGAGAAGAACAACCATTTGGTGCGCGTCCAGATCTTCGTGAAACTGGGCGATCTGGCATCTGCGGAGCAGGCCATCGATCCCTACTTTGAGAGTGTGCCCGATGCAGTGAATACTGACCCGACCCTAGACGGGAATGCGGACTCGGCGCGGGTACTGCGCTATGAGGAGTACGGCATAAAGGCGGCACCGGGTTCGCTGGAGCCGAATACGCTCGGCGTCGACTTCCTGGTGGAGGTGATCGCGTGAGACCAGAGGTTACGGAGTGGGTCCGGGGTATCGTCGCCGAGTATCGGCCGCAACCCGTCGTCCTTGAGGTTGGATCGCGCAACATCAACGGCTCGGTCCGGCCGTTGTTCCCTAAGCCCTACAAAGGCTTGGACATGGAGCCGGGGCCCGGTGTCGATGTGGTAGACGACATACTGACCGTTGAGGGACTTGAGGGATTCAACACTGTCGTCTGTTGCGAGACCCTGGAGCATATCACCGAACCCTGGACGGCCATCGAGCGCATGTACGCAGCGTTGGACCCAGGCGGGCTAGTCATCCTGACCACTGTGTTCTCTTTCCCGATCCACGAATGCCCGGAGGACTTCTGGCGGTTCACCCCTGACGGACTCCGCTATCTTCTGGAGCGGGCGGGCTTCTATGAGATCCGCATCGATAGCCAAGGCGAGGGGCCGGTCGGTGTGTTTGCCGTAGGGAGGAAGCCATGATTGACGAGCTCTACGAATCCCGCTGTCAGCAACCGAGCGACATCAGCGAACTCATGCCGGTACTGCGTTACTTCGCAAGCCTCTGTGAATCGGTAACGGAGTTCGGCGTCCGCGGCGGGAACTCCACCGTGGCGTTCCTGGCCGGTCGCCCGAAGACGATGGTCAGCATCGACATTGAGGACGGCGACCCGGACTTTGCGGCTGTCGATGCGGCTATCGGGCGACAGGACTTCAAGTTCATTAAGGCCGATGTGCTGGAGACCGACATCAAACCCACGGACTTGCTCTTCATCGACACCGATCCTCACACCAATGGGCAACTCAGGGTCGAACTTGCGCGGCACGCCGACAACGTGAAGCGCTACATCATCCTCCACGACACCGAAATCTTCGGGGCGGAGTTGAACCCAGCCATCGAGGAGTTCTTGGCGGCGCACACGGAATGGCGGGAGATCCTGCGTCTGCGGAATTGTAACGGGCTCACGGTATTGGAGAGGGTGGCCGAATGAAGGTTCTCGTTGTCGGCCCCGCTGCCTACTTCTCGACCTGGGATGTGTATGAGGGACACCTGGCAGGGTTCCGCGCTAACGGCTGTGAAGTCTTCGCCTTCGATTATGGGAAATGGCTGCGCGCCTTCGGGGAGTTCTCCAATTGGATGAAGCGGCGCCGGAAGATTGACCTGAGCGAGAAGATATACGTCATGGGGAGCGAGAGTATCTATGTCGCCGCTCGTGTCCACGAAGTTGACCTTGTGTGGATGGTAGCGCCGATGCACGTCCACCCGGCGATCCTCGGCCTCATGCTGCGCGACGGGATAAAGACAGCGGGGTACATGACAGAATGCCCGTATGAGGACGATATCTGGGTGAAGCGAGCACCTTTGTTCACTTACTGCTTTCTAAATGACAAGAATAGCGTCGACCTCTTCCGTCAGGTAAACCCACGTTCGTTCTATATGGGCCACGCCTTTGATCCCAATCGGCATTGCCCGCAAGCGTGTGAGGCAGACATGGACGTGACATTCGTAGGGACAGGCTTCCCTGCTCGGCGGAGGTTCTTTGAGGCGGTTGATTGGGAAGGTGTCGACCTTCGGCTATATGGCTACTGGGCGAAGACGCCGAAGGGATCAAGTCTATGGTCATATCTCACGTCGTGCATTCTGGCCAACGAGGAGACGGTGGATATCTACCGCCGCTCGCGCATCGGCCTCCAACTCCACCGCAAGGACAAGTGGTATGGACACAAGGGGACCTGCGAGGAATCCGCCCACAGCCTGGGGCCACGTTCCTACGAGCTCGCGGCCAGCGGCGTCTTCCAGGTGAGCGACGAACGCCCCGAGCTGCACGAGGTCTTCGACGGATCGGTGCCCACCTTCAGCACGCCGGCGGAATTGGAGCGGCTGGTGCGGCAGTACCTAGCAGACCCAGGGGCACGCCGGGAGCTGGCCGAGAGGCAGCGCCAGGCCGTGCAGCCCTACACATTCGAGAATCGAATCAAGCAAGCGTTGGAACTCATAGCGTAAAGGAGGTGGCGAGATGGCCACAAAAGCAGCAAGGAATCAGATACTCTACGCCGGAGCCTCGGTCGCTACCCCCGTAGCGGAGGGCCGTGGCTTCAAGATCAGTGTGCCCCAGGACTGGCTTGAGGACACATCTTGGGGGGACACCAACAAGACCTACATGGCCGGTTTGCGGGACTTCAAGGGGAACCTGACCAAGTGGTACGACGATGCGGCCTTCATCCTTGAGGACGCGGCCAACGCAGCGACCCTACTGAAGTTCTACTGGTATCCCGATCGCGCAGCGACCGGCGACTACTGGTACTGGTCAGGCTACGCGGGCCTCACCGACCAGGGCGGCGACATCACGGCCTTGATCGACGAGACCTACGACATCATGGCCAGCGGTGCCGCGACGCACAAGCACGCATAGGGGGTAACTCGTGAGTCTATTAGTAGAACGGCGCACTGAGCGCATCGATCTCGGCGACGGCGAGTGGGTAGACATACTCGCCGAACTCCCCGTGAAGGAAGCGTGTCTTGTCGGCGAGGCGCTGGGTAAGCCGCTCACGACAGGTACGCTGGAGGTGCTCCAGTTGGTGATTACCGCCTGGAGCGACGATGTGCCGGTGAACCCAGAGAACATCGCCCAGCTCAAGCCGAAGGTTTCACGGGCGATACTGGACCGGGTTAGGGAGTTGAACGTCGCGCCGGACCCAAAAGTCTCCTCGTTGCCCTTGATCAGTACATCGAGGGCGGAGAGGCGCCGCGCCCATACGAAGACATCCTGAGCAACCTCTGTGAGGCGTTCGGATGTCTACCGAGCGAGATAGAGCGCGAGGACTGGGCGACGATCCAGAAGATCGTGCTCTGTCGCGCCTACAGGGAAGCGAAGGCGGCCTATGACCACGGCAAGCCGACGAAAGAACAGACGGAGTTACTGACAATGGTTGACACTTGGAGACTCGAAGAAGATGGCGACTAGTCAGCTTCAGATCCTCCTGACGCTCAAGGATCAGGCGAGCGCGAGCCTGAACAGAGTGGAGAAGGCGACGGGCGGGCTCCATAGCAAGATGCTCGCCCTCGCCGGCGTAGCCACGGCGGCGGTGGGCGCCTTCGCCAGCTTCAGAACGCTAGAGAGCATCGTTAACACTACCCAAGAACTCGGCGAGGCCGTCCACGATATGGGAGAGCAGACGGGCCTCTCCGCCGAGAACTCCTCACGTCTCATCTTCGCCCTCAAAGCTACCGGAGTAGAGATCGATAAGGGCTCCACCGCGCTGGGCCGCTTCGCCAAGAACATGTTTGCCGTCACGGTTGCCGAGGATGACGGGAGCAAGTCGCTGAACACCAACCAGAAGATTCTTGCAGGGCTGGGCGTCACGGTGACGGAAACCACCGGGCAGATGCGGCCGCTGGGCGACATACTCATGGACCTCGCAGACAAGATCTCCGCGATGGGCGACAGCGGCACAAAGACGGCCCTCGTTCTCAGTCTCTTCGGCAAGGGGGGTCTCCCCATGCTGGAGTTCCTGAACCAGGGGAAGGCCGGCATCAAGGCCCTCAGCGACGAGGCGGACAGGCTCGGTCTCACGCTCTCCGGCAAGAATGTCGCCGATGTCCACGCCTTCACCGTAGCTCACCGGGAATTGGATGCGGCGATTGGCGGGTTGAAACTCCAAATCGGCCTTGAACTCATACCCGAGCTCACGAAGATGGCGAACTGGTTCATGGAGAACCAGCCTAGGATGCGGGAGTTCATCGGTGAGGGAATTGAGAAGGTGCGGGCGGGACTAGCGAGCCTGGGCAAGACTCTTCAGGAGAATCGTCAGACGCTAATTGATGCTGCAACCGGAATTGCCGCCGTGGGTGCAGCGATGTTTGAGTTCGGATCATGGCTCATCGCTAACAAGGTGGCATTGATCGCTGCCCTCATTGGCATCGGTGCGGCCCTGATTACCTTTACGGGGCCGGTCGGGATCATCGCGGGGATCGTCTCGATTGCTGGCGCACTCGGGCTGATCAAGTCGGCGGCTTATGGGGCAAAGGATGAACTATCGTCCCTACTCGACATCGCAGGCGGTTTCGATGAACAGAAGATGGCATTCCTCCGCACTTGGTTCGGTGAGAAGAAAACGGCAGAGATACAAGTGAAGACTCAGGCTGAACTCATCGGGAAGACAACAACTCCCTACGTCCGCGAGGCGGCACGCATGGCGGAAGAGGACTTTATGGGCCTCACAAAGCGCGGGATTCTCCCCGCGAAGGCGGCGGTAGATGCAATGGGGGACTCACTTCTTGATCTCCCCGATGCTGCGGGGGGTGCGGCAAAGGCGCTCACCGCTGAGCAGGAGGCCCTCCTGGGCCTTATGAATGCCCTTGCCGCCGCTAACATGACCGGTGAGCAATTCATCAGGTGGCAGATACAATGTCAGAACGCCGCTGCCTTTCTGACGCAAGCGGCAGCCGCGCTCGGTGTCACCTTCGAGTCCTTGGTGGACGCCTTCCTGCGGAGCGGTCTAGCGGCATCCGAATTCGGGGCGCGGATCACGGCCCTGACTGCACTGAAAGACCTCCAGGCCCAGGCGGAAGACGCGAACGATGCCGTCAACAACCTCTATGACTCGTTCAACAACCTCTTCTCTAAACCGACTGTGGAGGGAGCCGCGCAGAAGGCAGCGTTAGATCAACTCAAACTGGAGCGCGCCGAGTTGGTAGCGGCGGCGGGTGGGAAGGTAAGCGAGCACGAGCAGAAGCAAATAGACAAAGTGGATGACCAGATAGCCGCCATCCAGCGGGACATCGACGTGCGCCGGGCGGAAGAAGAGGTGATGAAGGATGGGATCGTCGCCAGGGACGCTACCAAGCTGACTGATGAGGGGTTGGCATGGGCGGTCGGCGCCCTGACCGAAAAGATGGGGCCGCTATCGACAACGGCCGCCGATTTCAACACCCAACTGTTCTGGGCTACTGCATCGCTGATGGACACAACCACCTGGTTCCAGAAACTGACAGGCGGGGTTGGCGATGCGTGGCGGGCGTTCAAGCGCTTCTCGGAGTCTACGCCGGGAGAGCGTGAAGCCCTTGCGGGAGCGAACGCGGAGCAACTGGCGATCCTCTGGCAAGGGGGAAAGGCGCCCTCTTTCCAGATGGGGGGAGTGATGCCCTTCACGGGGCTGGCGCACCTAGAGGCGGGGGAGCGTGTCATCCCGGCGGGCCGCCAACTGACAGCGGGTGAGAGCAAACGGACGCTGAACTTCTATGCGCCGATCACGGTGCAGATGCCCTCTGGCGCGTCGAGTCTGGAGGAGGAGTTGGAGCGGCTTCTGCGATGAGACTAACGGCCACTAAGTCCCTTCCACAGACCATGAAGGAACAGAACGGCTATGCCGATTAGGACGCCTGGCACAAGGATGAAAAGCAAAGAGTCCCGAAGGAGGTCCTGGAGGAACGTGTCTGAAGCCAATTCTTTACTCCCTTCCGGCGAGGGCTTCTATCATAGCACACCTGTCAAGGGGGGTGCCTAAATGGGCGCGATCCTAACTCCTAAGACCTTCAATGCCCACGCTATCTGTGACGGCTCCATTTACAGGGCCAAGTTCCTGGCGTCATCGCCCATCGGCGAGTCCTACAGCGCATCCCCGACGATGGTGCAGCTCCCGGGCGGCTATCAGAAGACGGCGGGTATGGACTACGGGGCGCGCACGATACCGCTGCTGGTCCAGCTCCTGACGCCGACGCAGGCCTACCGTGAGCAGCTTTACAAGTGGTTTGCGCCCCAGGACGATGAGGTGTGGCTGATAGCGACGGATGAGTCCAGTGTTGACCGGCGCATCGCCGTGCGCTGCCTGCGCCTCTTGCCCTATGAGAACTGGAAGAACGCCTTTGTCGCCATCCTCCAAGCCGACAGCCCCCTCTGGGAAAAGGATACCGTAACCACCAGCGAGCACCTCCACTGCGCTGGCGACAGCCACGTCATCACGCTGGTCAACAACGGGTCGGCGCCTGCCAAGCCCGTGATCACGGTCAAGTTCAACGCCGCGAAGAAGCAGGCAGGCGGGCCTGCATATTTCCTTCACCGCAACCTTATAAACACCTGCGTCAATGCGCTCGATGACCCCGACGGCGAGGGCTGGCCCACGTTGGTAAAGAGCGGTCTAAACACCGCGACCCTGGTCAAGAACACCGCTATCTACAACCTCATCAACGGGGCCATCGATGCCAGCGTCACGACGATCAACATCGACGGCGCGGTGGGCGGCGGGCTGCCCACGGGCTCGGGCATGGCGATGGTGGGGACGGAGCAGATCTACTACGCCGCCAACAGCGGCACTCAGTTGACGGGGTGCATCCGGGGCATCGGCGGGACCACAACCGCGACCCATGCCGACGACGATCCTATCTACGCCAGCAAAGCCCTAGCCAACGGCAACGACTTCCGCGTCTGGGTTGACGGCTGCGAGGTCGACCGCTGGTTCGGCACCGGGAGCACTGCCTGGAATCAGGCGACCACGAAGACCTGGGCGAACATTCCCTGGAAGGCGGGGAGGCACTCACACCTCAAGGACGAGGTGACCGCCTCAGTGCCGGCTGACGGCGGCAGTATCGAGTTCACGACTGATATCTCTACCTGGCCCGATGCCGGTTTTCTGACGGTTGTCGAGACAGTGCCGGAAGAGGTGATCTCCTACAGCAGCCACACGGATAGGGCCGTGCTCGGGATCAAGCGTGCCCAAAGGGGCACTACAACCGGCTACGCGCCATATAGTGCCGGAACGCTCGTCTACGTGAATGAACACGATATCCGTTACAGCTATGGCGACGCTGGCGCCGGTAGCCCGCCCTCTGATAGCGACTTGAAGCCCATGATCGACCTCGCCCTCAGCACAAACGCGCTTTGGTGCTGGCCGGCCGCCTACCGTGCGGAAGGCACCCGGCGGACGGCGCAATGGCAACAGGGCTATGAGAACGTCAATGCCCTGTGCGCCAAACTGCGGGCGTTCGAGGCGTCGAGCAAGATGCAGGTGGAGGACGCCCTGCCCGAGGCGGGCAAGCCCAACCGCAACACCTGGTCGATTGCCAACCCCGCCGGCATCGCGGGGGCGAGCGAGATCCACCACGATGTCCTCGTGCCCGCCAACATGCTCTTGCAGGTCTGGGGCGACGACGGCGCGGCGCTGAATCTGCTGAAGGAGTACAACTCCGCCAACGACGGCGACGGCGAGGTGATCACGCCCGCGGCGGCGATCTACGGGCTGCAATACCGGGCGCTGGTGCGGACGGTGACGGCCAACACCGCCACGGGAGATGGTGATAGGTCTTTTGGGACGGCTTCCCCATATTACGAGGCGATTGGTGTGAAGTTTACGCTGGCGGCGAGGGCCTCATTGGTAGGAGCTATCATCCCGCTCAAGAAGTTCACAAGCGGGACTGGCTCGCTCCGAGTCGGCATCTGGACGCTGAACTCGTCGGGATACCCAGACCAAGAAGTGACGAATTACGGCACAATCGATGTCGCTGGACTGACGACATCATATGTCGATACCTATGTCGCTTTCGCTCAGGGCGTCACGCTTCCTGCGGGAGAATACGGCTTAGTCATTACGGCGTCGGGACTGGGCGGCGCCAACCCGACCGCAGCATGGGAAGTAACGAGTTGGCGGTCCTATGCTGGGGGTCATCTGTATAAGATAAGTGGGAGCACGTGGCTCGCCGGTGATGCCTTTGGGCACCCCTTTATGCTCCTCGGCGACGGCACGGTCTGCCAGCCCGAAGTCCCCACGGCCACGGGCGAAGAGTGCACCGTTGACGACATCGAGCTCATCCTCAATTCCGCGCTTCCGACTCCCGTGGCAACGGCGGAGAAGAGCTGCTATCTCTGGGAAGCCCTGCTGACCCTAACCCACGCCGACGCGACCGTGCAGACCCTATCGCTCCTGGTGCCCGCTGAGGTCGGGCAGGAGATGGAGATCGACTGCGCCGCCCAGACGGTGATCAACAAGACGACGGGGGAGAGCGTGGCCTTCGGGCTCACGGCCAGCGATAAGGGCTGGCTCGACATCCTTTCCGCCACCGACAGCCTGACATATGCCGAGATCGGGATGACGGACACCGACGTTACGGTCGTTCTCAGGGACACCTACGCGGCCTAGAGGGGGAACATGACGGCAAGCGTACACATCCACTCCGGCAGTTGGCCGCGACAGCGCCTGGCGACGTTCCAGACGGCCAGGAACGTAAGGCGTGGCTGGCGGCTCGGCGACTTCACGGGCGCCAGCTTCGAGGTCTTGCCGAGCGAGGCTGCGTTCTTGGCGCTAGGGCAGCGCAACCTTCTGCGCCTCGGCAACATGGTGGTGATCGAGTCCACCTGGATGCCCTACTGGGTCGGCTTCATCGAGAAGGTCACCTGGACACTGAAGGCTGGGAGCATCCAGGTGGAGGCGCAGGAATGGGCCTCCGTGCTCCAGGACCGGAAGACGCCCAAGCAGTTCCTGGTGGCCGGCGAGAACACGTCGACAGCGGTGCGCCGGGTGATGTATGAGGCCAACGCCCGCAACCCGACGGGCATCCAGGTTGCGGCGGTGTTGGAGCCGGGTGCTCGGGCGACGACCGATCTGAGCTCGATGAGCGTGGCTGACGCTCTCGACAATCTCTGCGAGATCTCCGGTCAGGAGTGGTGGGTAGGGGCGGTGGTATCGGCCGCGAAGGTTGACCTGACGCTGTACGTCGGGAGCCGCGGTGAGGATAAGAGCGGGCGAATCGTCCTACGGGACGGGCCGTTCCTTGTTGACGCCAATTATACGCACGATGCACGCAACGTCGTCGCCTCCCTGACGATCGTGGGGCAGGCACCCGGCGGCTCATTCGCCCTGCGCCCGGCAGCGACTGTTGCGGTAGTCGGTGAGAAAGCCGTGAGTCCGCTCCAATCATCCGAGAGTGGGGCCGTGTCCGGCCAGGTTCTCGTTGCCAGTGACCAGCAGGGCAGTCGGCTCCTCCCGTGGCTGGGGCCCGCGACGGCGCGGGACCTGGTGAGTGTGAGTCCCCTTTCCGACGACCAGACGATTTCCGCCCTGGCGCTCTCCCAGCTCGACCGTCAGTACAGGGGCCCGGAGGAGGTCGAGGCCGTCGTGAGCCTCAGCAGCGGCCTGCTGACGGACGTAGACGTGGGGGACACCGTGGGCATCGAGTCTGAAAACCTGGGGCCGAGCGGTATCAGCAAGGCGTTCCGGGTTCAAGAGATAACGGTCGACGAGGCCGCCGGGACGGTCACCGTCAGCGGCCACACTGAAGGGGGACTAACTCCGCGAAGGGGGCTACGGGGTCTCCTGCGTGGTATCGAGGCATCTGTGCGCGACCTACAGCGCAGCAGTAGCTGAAAGCAACTCGATGGCGTTTGAGATTGAACACGGGAAGTCGGTTACGACCACTGCCGTAACCCACACCGGCGATACGGCCTGGTACTCTGCCGTATCGGTTGCGGCTACCAATTTCGTCGCTGGTGGAAAGTATCTGCTTGTCGTCTCTGCCGAAGTAGTAGGAACCGACGCAACCAAGGCTTACGGTGCTCGGCTTGTTCACGGAGCGACGCCGACCTTGTTTGCCGGGTCCGATATGGTGTTTGAGCCGGTCTGCGTCACCCCTCCGTACCCCGTTCCTTATGGATTCTTCACCGTCTGGACTCAACCCGCTGGCGGCGCAGAGGCTCTCTACTTCCAGATATGCAATATCACCACCGCTGGCGACACCGTAACAGCGGACTCCATTGAAATCTTCTGGATGCGGCTTGATGACCTCGTAATAGATCGGGATTACGTTTACAACGAGAACACTTCCTCGACGGGCCTGACCGCCTCCTGGGCGGACTTTGCCTCCATAACCTTCACCCCCGCGACGGCAAGCCAAGACTGGCTCGTCCTTGCGAATCCCTACTATTCCTGCTCGGATGAGGTTACCGGTGCCTCATTCCGTATCAACAGAGATGCCGACACCGAAGTTGCCCCATTGTTTGCTTCCGAACCCGAAGATGCGACAGATACGCTCACCTGGTTGCTCCACCGCGCTTATACGCTGACTGCTGCCTCGCATACCTTCAAGATACAAGGCTGCAATTCCAGCGGGTCTACCCAGCACACCCACGTCAGTTCCAGAATCTTCGCGTTGAGGCTCCATGCCTTCTTAGATCATGGCTTCTTCTGGAACGCAGCGAAACTAACCCCCACCTACACAGACTACGGCGCGTTTACTTCTGTGGACGCTACGCACCTATACGACACCACTAAGAGTTGGACACCAGATGCGTTGATCGGTAAGGCGGTAGTCGCCACACCGTATTCGATGGTGATTACGGACAATGACGCCACCTCCGTTACTGGCGCGGGCTGGGATGGCGGGACCCCCGCAATCGGCGATTACATAATCTGCGATTGGAACGAAGTAGCCAATGTGGACATCACCCCTTCGATTGCTGCTGACTTCCTGATGCTGGTTTCTACCCCCTGGCACCCTCACAACGCTGGAGGGGCCAAGCAGCGGTTACAGATTGGTGGGGTTACGACTCCTACCGGACACGATGACTGGGCGACTGACTACTACGACGCCGTCGGCGACAGTCTAGCAATATCCCAGATCGTCGTTGCAACCCTGCCCGCCTCTGCTCAGGATATCGACGTTGATTGCCACCCAGAAAGATACAGCTCAGGCACGGCCTTTGGGTGGCAAGACCGCAGTCTGGTCGTCTTCTCGATGCAACTGGCGACCCCCGAAGCCGCACAGATCTGGCGGGTCGCAGCAAGTGGCGATGATGCCCGCTGTTATGATAACTGGCCGACACCCATTCATTCTTTCTCGGCCACGGGGACGAGCCTCCAAGTCGGTTATATTGCAACGACTAACGAAGGGGCTGGTAGTGGGTTCAGGTTCACGGGGATTGTCATACCCCCAGGCGCAACGATTACCGACTCCCACTTAACAGTGATCTGTAGAACGGCTAATGCTCTGACAGGGGTTCATAGCCAGCTCTACTGCGAACACGTTGCTGACGCAACCGGCTTCGGGGCAGACGACTCTACGACTTTCCACGCCAAAGCAGCGAATCCGACGACGAAGGTAGCATGGGATGATATAGAAACCTTCGTCGTCGGGGGGGAATACACTAGCCCAGATATATCGGTCTGCATCCAGGAAATTATAGATCATGCCGGTTGGGTAGGGGACGCCACCAGCGACATAAATGTTTTCTGGGAGGACTGGGACCTCCGTAGTGATGCAGTAGCTAATACTATACGAATTATCCAGACCTATGATGCCTATCCCATGTTGGCCGCGAAGCTGCACATTGAATACTCGGTCAATGTCTCAGTCTCCGCTGTAGCAGCTACCGCAACGGCCGCAGCGCCACTACCAGCGGCCGCAGGAATCAGTAATCCTACGATATCAGCGGTCCTCGCTGCGGCCGCTAGTGCCGCACCATTCCCCGCGATAACCGCCATCAGAAACGTAGCAGTCAGTGCCGTCGCCGCCGCGGTTACGGCTGCGGCTGTGGCCATCGCAGGGGTCAGCGTCGGTCTCGGGGCGGCACTCTCCGGTGCCGTGGCATCGGCGCCAACGCCGATCCCATCAGTCAGCGTCAGCGTCCCGGCGGCCATAGCGACTGCGACTGCCCCCTTACCAGGGATGTC